TGTCTGTGGTTTCGTCCACAATTTGCTCCTTAGAGAGTGCCGAGTCCGGGATTTCCGAATCGGGTTCGTCACGTACTTCTGTGACTGTCGCCCCGCTGTACGCGGGGAACGATACGAGCGAGATCTCCTTAACAAGTGCGTCACGCACTTCGGTGATCCCGTCTACAATTTGGCTGTCGCGCATGATGAATCCGATGGACAGCGAGAGGACGCCATCATTGGCGAGGGTTGCGGCGTCGCGTCCCCGAACGGTGTCACTGATTGCCGACTCGAAGTGGAATCCAGCTGCGGATTCTTGCCCGGCCGTAATCTTGCCAATAGGTTCGGTACGGTCGTGCTGCCACAACAGAAGCGCGTTAGGGTCGAGCGTTACGGATCCGGGTGCGAAGCGTTCGTTATACGACGGTGATACTTCGCCATAAGGGACAGCGATTCCCGACAGTTGGCGGGTAGTCGTGTCGAAGCGCAGCTCGACGAGCTGTTCGCGGGTTTCGAGATTTTCCATTAGTTCATTCCTTCGGGGGCGAGACCTTCGATGTTTCGGACTTCGTCTTTAGTGAGCCAGCCTGAAGTTGGGTCTAGCGCGATCTGGTGAGCCTGATAGCGGGTGAGCGTGTCAGACCGGAGTAGGGCGTCGACGTTCATCTTTGCGACGTTCGTCAGACGGCCGGGGAGAAGGTTAGTCATCGCTTCTTCTATCTCGACGTAGTAGGACGCGAGTGTGAAGCGGGTAAATGAAATGAGCTCTTGCTCGATGTTTGAGTATGTCATCGAGCCGCCCTGGAGTGCGGTTGCCATGAGGTTGACGGGAATGCCAAAAAGTCTCGAGGTCTGCTCGACCCCGAAAGACTGGGTTTCCAGAAACTGGGCGTCCTTGGGGGAGAGATAGGTGCTCTGAAAGGACAGACCGTTTCCGAGGACGGCCGTCTTACCTGAACCGAGCGCGTTCCATGCGTCCGCGGCGGCCTGTGCCGAAGTCCCGTCGAGAATCTGGTCGGTCTTGAGGATTCCAGCTGGAGTTCCGCCAGCGGCAAACCATTCCGAAACATAGTCGCGGGTCGACGTAATCGCAAGGAGTTCTTTTTGAGCGCTCTGGATTGGCCCGAGACCGTAGAGATTACCGGGAACGCGAAGAAGCGAGAGGGGTTGGATGTCTTCGATTGCGAGCTTTTGCGTTCCCCGGTAAACATAGCCCGTCAGATTCCCATAATCGTCCGAGTTGATCATGACGTCAAACGGGTTGAGCACCTCGAGTTTGACGACTTCGTTACGCGATCCGTTTCGGTATACACGCCAGAAGGCGTTACCAGCGAGCGCGAGGGAGTTGACGGTCTGTTCCAAGAACGCGGCCCGGGTGATTTTCGGGTCGGGTTGACGAATCCAGATTGGGGAAGAAGGCAATTCGACGCCATCACGGTAGACGTGAATCGACAGTTGTTTTATTGCGGTCGACAGAATTGAGACTGCCCGGAAGACTGCGGCCAGCGATAGGGCTTCTTTAGTCGAGATATTCGACGAAGCGTTGCGTGGCGGAAGAACGATGTTGCCACTAGCGCGGCTCTTTAATGGCGCGACGGATTCGCGGCTTCCAGCCACCGGATTGAGGAAGTCTAAGAATCCCATTACGCAACATTATGTCAGAATAAATATGTTACGCGCAACATTATTGCGTCAGCGTGTCAATAATTGCGTGGAGATGTCCGGAGTCGAACCGGAGTCCGCCATCGTTCCCTTCCGGGTCTTACGACGTCGAGATACCCTTCATCCCCTTACTGACACGAATCGCATTGGAGCAAGTCCATCGGGTCAATAGGTACAGCGTAAGAGTCGATAAATTCGTTTTCCATAGACTCACCAGAATACATCGTGAGAGCCCGCTGAAGAGCGTTTACGCGCCGATGAAGAGCTGAATACCCGTAGACTTCGGGGTCAATTCTGACGCGGCGTGAACGGCCAGCGTCGTAGCCATTACAGCGTCGATCTCCACGCTGGAATCTGCCCGGCTAATCCTAAAATTGTCGTTTACGTTCTTGCGGATTGTGCGCGGGATCTGATAGGTGAGGATTCGGTCGCCCGCGTGTTTGAGAGTCTCATGTTTCAGACGGTTATAGAGCGTCGATGACGCCCGGACAATATCGCCCAGGTTGAAGACGTAGGTGCGGAATCCTCTCATCTCCATTTCCTTAGCCAAGTCCTTCATCACTAGATTGTCGAGAACGAATCCTGCGGGTGAGTGAGATAGAAGCTGTTGGCATACTGCGATGAGTTTGGAGATTGTTGGCCGGGCGAATGTCGCTACTATCTCGGTATGAACGATGTCGTCGATGAGTACGGCCGCGGCGATGGTCGCCCAGTCCCCGTCTCGCGTTTTGTCGATACAGAAGAAGACTGGCCCTTTAGGGAAGGTTTCGGTTCGCGGTCGTTCGCACTTCCACCATAGAGACATTGGGATAAAAGTGTGATCGTTGGAGTGTACGAATCGGTTCAGGCGATAACGAATGATGTCTTGTTCAGGTAATAAAGTGACGTCTTGAAGCATAATTTTCGCGTTGATACGTCCCGACTGAAGTGCGGGGTTTGCCTGTTTGAGCAGCTCAAGCAATTTACTTTTATCTTTCGGAACGATGGACTCTGACGCTTCCCATATCCACGCCCCGAATCGAAGATTTTCGCCGGCGATTGCTTTGTCGGCCGTAGCATATAATCGCTTCAACAATTCCGAATTCTGGTCGCCCGCTGTCGTAATGCCGACGATAAGAGAATCTTCTCGAGCTCCGAGTCCCGATATTAAAGCGTCCCAAGAAGAATCGTCGACTAAATGGACTTCATCGACGACGGCGACGCTAATAGGGATTCCCTGAAGTGTCGACGCTTTAGCAGATTTGATTTCATAGCGTGATCCATGGATGGTTCGGATTCCCCGGGTATCGGTTACTTTGACGGTGAGTTTTTTCAGCCCGGGCGTTCCGTTGGTTATTCGTTGGACGCGCTCATAAAGGATTCTGGCTTGGTCGACTTGCGACGCGATTCCGATATTGTATTGGTTTGGTCGTCGCAATAGAGACCAGATTCCGAGTACGGATGTCAATTCTGTTTTCCCGGATTGACGTGCGACCGATACTAGGCATTGTCTCCAGCGAAGAGACCCGTCAGCATTGAGCTCGGTAATGCGGCGGACTAATTCGACCTGCCATTCGTCGAGCCAATACCCCATAGATTCGCGCCACGCCTGCTCGAGCAGCGGAAGATAACGGTCGATGTCGGCCGTAAAGTCTTCAGACGCCGCGGGCGTGAACCTAGTAGGACTAAACACTATCGACGCAATAGCTCTTCGTAGGGATTGAACGGAGCATCATCCGATGGCTTTGCCTTCATAAGCGAACGGTGATATAGACCGAATTGAGCCCATAGCGCCGGGCTAGGTTCACGGTCTAATTGCGCGGCGATACCACGAAGAGCCATGATCGACGGAAGGTGTGAATCATCGAGCCAGTCGGCCGTTGCCAAGAACCGGGAGACCGCTTCAGCGTGAGTTGTTGTTTCGTGCGGGTCGTTTGTTTCCATCGGTTACTTCTCTCTGTCGGTCTGCGGGCCGACGTAGTCCGAATGTTTCAAGATTCGGGGGTAAAAATGCCTGTATGGGGGCGGATTGTGGACAAGTCGCTGAAAAAACAAATTGCCCTTTATTTGCTTGGATTATGGGGATGGGTGTGCCTGTTGCTAGACCCCTATACCCCATCCGGGTTTGATGAACGCTTGACGTTGGATAGTCTTCGCGCCCTTCTTACTGTTACATGATCGACATAAGGTTTGTAGGTTAGACGGGGTATTGTTTGGTTGACCCGTCATGTTTGCTGGGATGATGTGGTCGACGGTGGCGTCCCGTCCTTCGACTGGAGTGTTACACATCTGGCATACCCATCCGTCTCGGTCGTGGATGAGGACGCATAGGTCTCGCCATGCTTGTGTCCGTAGATCGTCACGTCTTCCAGCCATTAGACAATAGCCATCCTTCCGAATTGTCCGCCCGGTTTAGTTGTGAAGATGAGAACGCCGCGGCGACCGACTGCTCCTGCCTTTTGTTTGTACCATGTTGATTCGGACTCGAGTGCGGGTGTGGTGATGATGAGCCTGTCGCGCCGCGATGATATTTGGAATTCGTGCTCATGTCCATGAATGAGGATGTCTCCAGCTGCGGCCGGGTGATTGTTGAAGGTTTGTTTTTCCCACCATTCCATCGCTTTGCCGCGAGTCCATTGGTGTCCGTGGATTAGTACGAAGTTCGTGCCGTTGACGTCGAGGACGAGATGGTCTTCATCTTTACTTGGCACGTACATATTGACGTTTCCATATCGTTCAGGGTTAAGTGCCAATGCGTCCGCGACTGCGATCGCTGATTCCGTAGCGTGGCCGTCGCTAGCATTAGTAGTTTGGAAGCGTTGTATGTCATCGTGGTTACCGTTGACAATACCCACATGGATAGTCGGTGCTTCAATGAATGTGTCGATGGTGCGGAGCAGCATACGTCGGAACAGTCGCAGCTGTTCGCTAATGGTGAGTTCCGAGCGGAAGAAGTTGCGTCCGCCTTGTGATTGATTACCTTCCAGGTGATCTCCAAGCCCGGCGATGAGTACGGTTGGTCTGCCAAGTTTTGTCCATTCGTTTCGGGCTGTTTCAAGGCTCTGCGTCCACGTGGTAATGATTCCATCTGTTCCATCTCCGTCCGGTTTTCCTAACTGTGAGTCGCCCATAGCGAAGACGAATAGGTCGTCGGTGATTGTTTCGTTTCGTTTGGCTGGTTTGCGGTTGATGAGTTTGATTAGGTCGTCGACTTGGCTCTGTCGGTCGACGCGCTTGCTAATTTTGAATGTGTACGACCATGCGCCGCGTGTGATCGCTGGAGCTTGTCGTCCGGAGTCGTCGTAGGGTTTGTCGCGAGTCCAAGCGTTTGGGTTGAATTTTGCGGTCAGCATTGTTGCGACGTGTCCTTCGGGGATGATTCCGCCTCGGGTGATGATGAAGTCGTGGAGTTGGTCGTGTGCGAGTTCGCTGTCGGTTATGGCCGTGACGACGGATTCGTCTCCGGTTGCGTTCCATTCTTGGCTGAAGACCACAGCTCCCCGACGGTCAGGAGCTGCCGGGGGCTGTGGAGTGTTCAGCAGATCGTCGAGCATTATTGTTCTTCGGTCTGGCCCACGTTATCCATGTCAATGCCGAGGATAATCCCCATAGCTTTGACTTGGGACTGTATGGATTCGATGACTGTCTTCAGTTCCATAAGCGACTCGAGTTGTTTTTCGATTTCATACAGACTTGCCATTGAGTTTGTCCTCACATGTTTGGCACTCGCCGCGGCGGTGCGATCGGATAGATGACTCTTGGTTTGGGCAACCGATTGACTTGACCGTCTGCCAGATATGACGTAATGGAATCTCTGGGTTGTCCATAGCCCGCCAGAAGGCGTTCCGGTCATCCTCGGAGAGTGTCATTAGCCACACGTTTAGGCGGCATTGTTTTGACCGGACTCGAGGTACTTCTGCCAGGAGTGTTTCGAGGTTCATCGTGCGGCCGTAACGATTAGCCCGGCGATGATACATAACACTAGCCATGCGATACATCCCCACATGAATCCGAGAGCCCGTGATCGCCATATGCTCAATTGGTATTCGCGCATTTTGTACGATTTAGCCATTAGAACGGTGCTCCGAATACGTCGGGCGAAGCTTCGGTCGCTTCGCGGAGTACCTTGATTTCGGGAATGTTGATACTGCGGTCAATGTTGCGGCGCAGTTCACCTTCGTATTCGTATTCGTTGATTTTTTCGGACAGTTCGCCGCGTACTTCTACGAAGCTGGAGAAGGCGGGAATGGACTTTGTTGTCCAGATCTTCCACTTGACTTCCCACATCTGCCCGGTCGAAGCGACCTTGACAGTTTCGATGAGTGTGAATCCTTTGTCGCCAAGTGGTTTGTCGACGATTCCTTCTACTTTGACATATGCCATTTATTTCTTTTCCTTATCTTCCCAGACGGGGATATTTTCCCCGTTGCGTCGACCATATTGAAGAATCTGGTCGTAGTTGTGGCCCGATAACCCGTGGACTGCCTGTAGGTATAGGGCTAGGTGTCCGAATCCTTCGATTCGTCCTTTGAGATATTCCCGGATGAGGTGCTCCCGGTCTATATCGTTGATCGCGTTGACTTTGACGAGCTCAAGGAGCAGGTGCTTCATTGCCCCTAGTTGTTTTGCTGTTCGTTCTTTTGCGAGAATCATAACGGTCTCCTTTTCCATTGTGATTGTTGCCAAGTGTAGCAGATTGAACAGCGCGGGTCATCGTTGTTGTGTTCTTGACATCGTGGCGCGTCGCCCGCGTCAGCTTGGGCGGCGTCGCTCACAATTGTTGCTGTTGTCATCTCTTCTTCCGAGACGGGGACGGCCAGCGCGGAGCGCGCCGCCCCGTCGAGGTTGTTCTTTATTTGTTCTTTATGTATTCGGGGGACATGGGTGTCCGCCCCTGGGTGTCGTAAATGTCCGCCCTTTGTGTTGTAAATGTCCGCCCCACCCCGGACATGGGTGTCCGCCCCCGGTGAGAATTTTGGCAGCGTATCTTCTGTCCGGTCGAGGTCAATAACGTATTTATTCGTCCCCTTCACGCCAGCTTGACGCGTCGTTATCAATATGCCTTCGGTCTCGAGCTCCCGCATGATTCTCCGGGTATGACGTATCGACGTTCCGGCCTGAATTGCGACTGTTGTGACGCTGGGCCATGCGGCGTTACCATTCGACTCATTGACGTAGTCCGCGAGGATGATGAGGATAAGTTTGTGTATGCCTTCTACGCGATCGGTGTGGATGATTCGCTTAACTAGCTTGAAGCTCATAAGGCGATTCTCCGTTGATGTCGTCGAGCAGTTCTTGAACGGACTGGTTTCCGATGTCTCCACCGTCGCAGTCATGGCAACAATGACACATAGCCATCTCGATGAGCGTCACTACTCTGGCGCGTTCATCTGCGACGCCTTGTAAATAGTAGGGATGAGCCGCAACGTGCTCGGTTACGCGATCCATAGGGTCTCCTAAATGGAATCCCGCCGAACGTCTAGCCACGTCCGGCGGGAAGTAATAGGGAGAGGGCTAGTCAGGTAGAGCATACTCTTCCACAACTCGAAGGCAAACTAGAGTAGAGAGTGTGTCGCCCGGGTACTTGCTGGCCGTTAGTTCGTAGACCTGTTCGTCGCCTGTTGCGAAACAGTTGGCCCGCTGGAGCCCGTCTAGGACACTTTTTGCCAGGTTGTCGATATCCTGTTTTCCGTGGCGATCGGTACAGAAGTATATCCAGACCTTTATCATTCCTTCGAGCTTTGTTTCCCCGTATTTATCGAACCATGCGTTTCCGATGAGCTTCTCGAAGTCGACGGTCGTTTTTGGTGTGTAGACGCCACCATTCCGGGTCATTCGTGGCCGGGCTTTGGGTACTGGCCGACCTAGAATGGTGACGTCGTAGTTTTCAGCCACCTAGCTCCTTTTTGCGGGCGGTGAATTCGGTTATGAGTGCTACGGAGTCGCCTGAATCGACAGCTCGAGACCATAACAGATTGAGTTCGGGAAGCGTTGCGACGTTTTGTATGTCTTTTGCGGTGACTTGCGCCGCTTTGTTGGCACGTTCGACTTTTGCCATCTCCTCGCGTGACGGTCGCTTACCCTTCGGGGAGTATTCGCCGCCGAGCAAACTGATCGCGCGGCCCGTCGAGGACGTGGCACAATTTTCCACCCATGACGTTTTGTTGACCGGGGAAGCGTCTTTGACTTCGTGAGCGAGGTCGACGCAGGTCGGGAATTGGTCGTCTGCGTTGATGTAAATGGAGCATTCGACGATAATGCTCTTTTCGTCGATATGAACGATTTTGTTTACGATCCGTCCCGTCGGTTGATTCTTGCGGAATAGGTCGATTCGCTCCTGAACGGTTTGATAATCCGCGAGGTTGAAGTGAGCCATTACTTTAGTTCTCCCGTCGATTCGCGCCATTCGATAATGGCGTTCAGTTGGCTAACGAATTCTTTGGCAACATGAATGAGTTCTTCTATCATGTCATCGTCACGCTCGATCTCGACGAATTTAGGGTCGAGCCATGCGGGAGCGAATTCCCCGTTCTCATCTTCCACTCGGAGAAGCCATGCGAAGACACACGATTGCGCCCCGGTGACGTACATCTGCCATTGAATCTGTCGACGGTACTGGATTGGAATACTGTTCAGGTTTTCCAAGTCCCAGTCTTTACCCGTTGTCTTGACTTCGGCGATTCGTGACCAGTCGGCGTTCAGACCGTCGGGCGTTGCCAAGTGTCGAGGTTCTTCAGCTGCGGAGATGAGCCAGTCGTTATGAACGATTCCATATTCGGCCGGGAGTTGTTCGACAATCCACCCTTCCCAGTCGCGCCCGAATTTCATGTACGCGTTGTCTTCGATGACGTTGTCTTCGGGGAATAGTGCGCGGTTTAGTTCGGCGTTGTATCCGCCCGGGCCAGCGGCCGCTTTTGCGACCGTTGTGGCACTAATCCCGTACTGTCGGGCTTTGTACCATTCTTCAGTCCCCGATTGGGCGACCATCCTGTTTTTGTCCATCCACGATCCTTTTCTCTAATGCGGACATTCTTGCTTTGAATCCTCGCATAGAGCTACGACGTAATATTCGCTCGAAGTCGTAGTCGTCCTTCATCCGTAAACGGAATCCGCCATAATACTGAATTTTCTTGAGAAACGCGGCCTTCCGTTTCTCTTGACGTATCAGCTGTAATTCTCGGGCTACGACTGTATAGTCCGGCCAGCGTTCATCACTCACTCGACGTCACGATGAGATAGAAGGCAAGCGCAGACAACAGAATGGTGATTGCGGGGATTGGGAAGAACCATGTGATTGCGGCGGCGATGAGTGTGCTACGTCCGAGACGGTAGCGCTGTGATGGCATAGGGAGTCCTTTGCTAGTAGGTGCGCTAATCGTAGCATGAGAAGGGGACTATCGCGCCCTAATCACGATAGTCCCCGCGGGTAGGTAGAAAGGAGAAAGACCCTACCCGGCGACCGTTCCGGGAGACGCGACGGGCGTCGAAGCATCCGGGACGGTAAGTGTTTCAGCTGCGGCTTTTTCAGCTCGACGTTCTTTAGCTTCTTTTTTCAGCACGACTTCGGGGTCGAGGAATTTTTCGCCGCGGCTGATTGAGAAGTGAAGGTGAGCACCCGTTACGTCGCCAGTAGCACCGGACAGCGCGATGAGTTCGCCCGCTTTGACCTGTTGACCGTTGCGAAGCATTACCTTCGACAAGTGGCAGTAGAGGGTCTCTTTGTGGTCTTTGTGGCGGATGATGACGTGGCAGCCGAGGTTTTGTTTCGGGTTGCCGTCTGCGAGCTCGACGTGACCGTCTGCGGCCGCGAAGACCTTTGTTCCAGTTGGGACGTTGATGTCAATTCCGGGGACTGAAGAGCCACGTTTTGCGTGGTCGTCGAATCCGTCGTTGATGTCGCGCTGTTTTGTTGGCCAGAAGTAATCGACGTCTATCATGTTTATCCTATGTTCGTGATGATGAGGGAAGCGATGACGGCGGCGACCCCGCTGATACCAGCAAAGCCCCATACCTTCATCTCGAGGTTCCGAATTCGCTGTTCGTGGTCGTCCAGTTGTTTCGGGTGATCGCCCAGTCGAATTTCAAGATCGACCAGTTTTTCATAGATTCGTTCTAGGGTAACGACTATTCCGTCACTTGCCATTCTTTGCGCCGTCTTTGGCTCGGGCCGTTTCGATGGCCGAGTTGATTGTGGCGTCGAAGTCTGCGTCGTTTACAGCGCCTTTACCAGCGTAAATAAACGCGAGTGCTCCGAAGATACCCAAAACGCCCGTGAGCGCTCCCATGAGCGCGCTCTGGGCTACTGTGAGCCCAATAGCGCTACCTGCGCCAAGTCCTGCGATACCTGCGCCGAGTGAGAAGGCGGCGATACGGAGAATTCGAATGATGATTTTGTTCATTGTTTATGCCTTTGCGAGATAGAAGTCGATCATGTAACGCTCGGGTGAGACGTCACCGTTGATACCGACGATTCGATATGTGTTTGTAGTGCCTTTGTAGATAAGAGAGATAGTGCGCCCGACGCTTAGGTTATATATTGCGGTCAGGTCTTCGATTGCGTTCCAGCGGATTCGTGTGGCCCGCATAGATGTTGCGCCATATTTTGACAGAAGATTATTGGCTACGTCATCGACTTGATTAGAGATTCGGTATGACGGAGAAGCTCCGACGCCACCCGTCCAGATATAAGAATATGTTGCGTCCCCGGGCGTATCGCCGTCAAAGTATGTTGTGACCGATGACGATTTAGTGAAGACGAATCCGTCGGCCCAGTTGACATCGCCCGCGGTAAAGTTTCCACCACCCGAACGGTTGAATTCGAGACCGACCTGTGCGCGGACTGCTCCAGCTGGCGCAACCTGCGCCCCAGTCGTACATAGAGTCCAAGCGCTTTGTACCATTGTCGTTTGAGCTCCGTAAACGGTTGATATTGCCGCTTCATCCGCGTCATACCACTTGATACGGGCTCGAGCTCTGACATCGCTTCGGTTTGGGATTCCGCGAGCACCCCAACCGTAGAAGTAGTATGTTGTCCCGGCAACGACTGGCGTACCGTCCGCTTCGCTGCCCGTATACCCAATTAGGGGAACGCTGTTCGTCGATCCCTTCATTCGGTTACGCATAGCCCATTGTCCGTTATAGGCGGCGAATGGGTTGGCGTCTTCGCTAGGTTTACGCCTACGGGTCACGGTCGTCGAGTCTCCGAAGTATCCGTCTTCGCTGTATTCGACCGAAGGGTTGGCCAGAAGGTTGACAGCTCCCGACGACGATGGCGGAACGGCCGTATTCGTGTCGATTGTAGTTTGACGAATCCCGTAGGTCGTGATTGAAGTCGAGTCTGTTGCGTTCCAGGTGGATTCCAATGCCACGCCAATAACAGACGTGTTGTTGATAATCATGTTGTTTGTTTCGTTGAAGCCGCCGATTTTTGTGACTTCAGCGTCCGCAACATGGAATCGGGCGAGGTTATTGACAACTATCGAGTTAGCGATATTCTGCGTCGAGTTCTCAAACTCGATTTCTGTGTAATGAAGCTGACCGGATGTACCCAAGTCGGTAAAAGTTGTTCCGGTCGACGATAGGGAGCCTAAGAATCGAGCTTCGATTAGTCCAGTTCGTCCGGTCGTGCGGTTTGTTGGTATGACGTGTTTCCCGTACCAGATAAAGTCACTCATACCCGCGGCGAGGTCGAGGTGATCGGATATAGTGCCCACCATGTCTGTGTCTCCGAGGTTGGGCGTTGATGGTGTACCTGCTTGCGGGGTAATCATGAGTGTCGAATATGTCGGGTCGATGATTGCGTTGAGCGCGGCCACACGGTTGCGCCATGTGTAGTTTGACGTTGTTTGAGCTGCGCCTGTTGTCACATCTGCGCCACCCGCGCCGACAGCTTGGAATTGGGATAAATAACCGACCCAGTCGAGACATAGAATTGACGTCAGCGTGATAGGCGTTCCGGCCGAAACAGCATTATCGAAGACGATACGTTGTGAGACGTCTTGAACGTATCCGATAAAGATATATTCGCTAGTCCCTTTTCGGATAAGCCTTACCAGATCGCCTACTGCGGGAATCGTAGAAGCGTTCTTGAACGTGACAGATAAAGTACCCGGATCAACAGTTGATTCGCCCGGATTGCCAATACGTCCACCTTCCGAATAGGCAATACTTCCCACGATTGAAGCGGTGCGGTCTACCCATGTAAAGCTCGACGCCCAGGCGGAAGTCTCTAAACCGATATACGGATAAAGTGGTCGCTCGACAATTATCTTCGTCATGCTCTACGGCCCGCCGCACGTTGATAATCTGCTAGCACGCGGGATACTTCACGCCCGGCACTCACGGAGTCGATAGGTGCGTTGAAGTTGATAATCGGGGTAAGTGTTGGCGATGGGTGACGTCCGTTTCCGCCACCAACTCCGCCGCCGCCGCCGCCACCTTGATGAGTGTTCCACCCATCTGGTCTGAATAGGTTTCCGAGTTGGTCAATTGGGGTATCCAGTAAGTTTCGGATAAATGTCTTTGACTTGCTCATCCACTCGAAAAAGTCTTTTGCGAAGATTGCGGAGTCTTTGATTGCGCCCGATAAATCGACGAAGCCCTGAACAATGTCCTTCAGGTCTTGCTTACCCTGTCTCGAGGACAGCCATCGCCCAATCTGTTTGTTCATCTCTTCAAGGTTAGGCAACATGGCAGTTCCAATTTTGTCGCCAATCTGTCGAAACTGTTGCTGCATACGCTCAAACGGGGTCGATGACGCTTCAGCGAGACCCTTTACGCGGCCTTCGATTTTACCAAGAATGAAGTCTTGCGCTTCATATTTACGACCAGACTCATCGAGCAGCTGAATCTTCCGCTTCTCCGCGTCGGTAAAGACCACACCTGCGCGGTTGAGAGCGTTGAGGTTAGCCGTAGGAGACTCGAGCATTTTGCCAAGCTTGATGGCGTTCGTTTCCATTGAACCGAATCCACCCGCGGCGAGGTCAATTGCGGCCTTAGTTGCCCGGTCGAATGACCCGCCCATCTCATCCGCAGTCTTACGGACAGACTTGAACATGAGCATTTTCCGTTGTACGGCCTTGATTTGCTCATCGTCGATACCCGTCGCTATTGAAACTCTTTTGGCGTATAGAGCCATCTGTTTGACAGCTTCGTCGGTTGCCTTACCAGCGCCATCCATGTTCTCGATCATGAATTTCAGCTGGATGTCCGCTTTGCGAGATTCTGCGCCCATCTGGGCCAGCATTGGAATCGCCCGGAAAAGAGAATAGGTAAGGCTAGCGAGAGCTCCCGCTGCTAATCCGAATCCACGTTGAGCGAACGAACCGAAGCTAGTGGTATCACGGGCGGCCTTCTGAAGTCCGCTAGACCACTTTTTAGTCTGCGCGACCAGCGTCACGATCATATTGCCGACGGCCATGATTGCCTTCCTACTTTGTTAGTTCGCTAAGAACCGATACTTCGAGGAGCGTGAGCTTACGAATCTCTGACGGGGGTAAACCTGTCGCTAATACGAGAGACATTGTTCGCCTAGCTTGCTCCTCTGTTATTTTTTTGAATCTGCGTCCTGGAAGATGTTGTCCAGTTCATCCGGCGTCAACATTCGAGCGTCGTCGATAGTAAACGTCGGATTCTCTTTACGCTTCAGCACCCATACGAGTGCGGTGCGCAATTTCGATACGCCGGGCTTATCTTCCCCGATTTCCGAGAATGATAATCCGGCATAGTTTTCGATGTCTTCGATATCGCCGAAGGTTAGGGCGTTGATATCCATTCTGTTCTCCTTAGTATTTTCGGTACTCAAACCCATGAAGCTTCAGGTAGCGCTGAAGAAGGTTGTTCCACAATTGTACGACGTGAGGTTTTGAATTCTCTCGAGCCCGCTTGAGGTACTTATTCGGATTATCGCTACGAATATCATTCTGACGATAGCCCTGGAATACTGTTCCAGTTTTTGATCGCTTTATCTCATAAGCGCCCGCAGGATAGAAGCGACCGAATGATACTGATTTACCGTAGGGAGTGTTCGCAACGACGACGCCGCCGAATAGCGTTTGTTTGTCGCCCAGTTTGTTTGTTACCCGGGCAGAAGCGCGGCCGACCAGACTGCGGGCCATCTTGCCAGTTTTGATTGGGGCCAGACGTCGACCTTCATTAGCGACAATTGCTGCGCCCTGTTTCATCCATGAATTGTACGTTTTGTAATCTTTGGCAATTCGGAGCATGAAGAAGCGGGTCTCTTTGACGCCCGTTACGCGAACGTATCCTTTTGCGCTCATCTTGGCGGTCGAATGAAGCCCAAACCCGACGCGAGTCGGGCTTGAGCCATCCGAGACCGACCATGTAGTCATTGACTAGGAGACTGCCATCGTTACGTCGCCGACGATGTCCATGCGGACGCCATCGAAGGAGTACGTTCCGTCGGGGCTGGTCTGTCCACCGAGCATGAACGACCCAGCTGCGGGGATACGGACCGTTCCGGTGAAGTGAGGTTGCGTTGCGGAAGCGGTCGCGTTGCCGTGAGGTGCGAAAAGGAAGGCTACTTCCGTACCTGCGGCCGTCCACATCGCACGCCAGAACGACGCGGTTGCGGTCGACTGGATACCGGACACCGTGAGATACCAGTCCTGTCTCCCGCCGATTGAGCTGTCGTAGAAGGTCGAGCTGTCTCCTGAAGATGGCTCGGATTGAAGTTCGACCATTGAGAGGTCAGCCCAGTAGTCGACCGAAGCAATCGTGAGCTTCAGCGCATTGGCTTTGATTCGAGTTGAAGAAGGCACTTTGAGCCCTTTCTGTTATCTGATGAGTTGGTAAACGATTGCTTCGACGCCTAAGAACGACGAGCTGTTTTCGGCGAATTGTTCGGGTGCTCCGATACCGGACATATAGAATCCGGGGGCCGCGTCGACTTGGTCGATAAGCGACTCGACGTATGAGTCGATAGCGATAGTCGCTCGCTCATTGGTCAATGCTTGAGCGAAGATTCGCACGTTGAAACCGATACGGTATTCGCCGTAGTTTTCGCCCGGCTGAATCCAGTCCGCTGTTGGGAAGATTACGGCCACGGGCGGCGTAATGTTCGGGGGAACATAGTCATAAGCGCGGAATCCAGCGCCCTGGAGAAGAGCGACTAGCGCTGAACGGGCTTCGGCGATCATCGTCCGAATCCGAGGTTGCCCGACTTTACGAGGACATAGGGGCTTAGAAGGTCGTATGCCCTGACCATGCTGTCGCGTGCGATTCGCATTGGCGCTTGGTCGAAGCTGGCGAATTGTGCAATTCCGCCCGGAGCGCTACGGCGGTTATACAGTTCCGCCCCGCACTCCATAATTGCCCGGGTACGAATGGCCGCTGGAACAGTTGTTACCGATCCGATGAATCGGTCGACTAGCGCTTCCGCCGGAAGCCAACAATGGTTATGAATGTATTCTTCATCCACGCCACCAATTGCGGCTCCGACGTAAGTCGTTAGGTTGTCCCAGACGGCCATTCGATTTAGTCCTAGGAGTTAGCCCGGACGATTCCCACGATACTGGTGGGGTACTCGTCGGCTACGGCCGTCACCAGCGAGAGAGAATAGCTGGACGAGAGGTTGATTGCGTTGTCCGTCTCGAGACGAAGGCTAGGCGACGTGTACTGACGAAGCGCGACCGAGTTGACGAAGGCACATTGGCTCTTGTTCGTGTTGAGCTGCGAAACAGCAACGACGCGGACGCCAGCAAACTGTCCACCGAGTCCCGTAGGGGAGATGGAACCGACGTTGTTCATGCCGTTTCCGTCGACGAGGAGAACCGGGCGACCGTCCGAACCTTGAAGAGCCATGAGCTCCTTGAAGGTCGTCGTGTCGACGATGAGGTACTCGAGGGGAAGACCGAGAACGGCAAACTTGACAGCCGCGTCGGTGATTCCAGCGAGCCAGTCGTTGTACGTTGCCGAAGTAGCCTTGATGGTGACTTTGTTGGTAGCGGCAATCTGCGCGGCGACGGTCGTCTGGTACTGGGCGACGAGTTCGCTGTTCAGCTTGTTGCCGAGAGCGATTGCCTGGCCACGGAACGTCGAGTCGAGGAAGCTTGAAGTGCTGCGAAGTATCGACTGGATGCTCAATTGTGCATATGATCCGATGGTCTTTAGCGAGACGTTCTTCGTGGCTTGCTGGATTTCGTAATACCCCAGGTCATCCCCTTCGGCGGCCTGTGCTGCCGTTCCGTCGGTGATTCCGGTGAGCTGTGCGAAGTAGATTGACATTCCCTTTTCGGGGGTCGTTCCGGTCGAGAAGACCTGACGCAACGGTGCGGCCGATTCGACGATGCGAGTGAGGTCGCGGTCGATTGGCGAGGTGACGGTGTCCCCTGTGTTCGCTCCGGTGTAAGCGCGAATCGCGGTTTCATCGCCCTTTGCGAGTGCGAGCACGAATTCGCCTGTGCTGCGAGTGTCGACTGCGGGTGCGTCGACAGTCGTCACGCCCGCAACTTCGCGCTCGAGGTGCTGGATTGCTTCGCGGATCTCGGCGAGATCGGAAGCGGTGTCTGTGGTTTCGTCCACAATTTGCTCCTTAGAGAGTGCCGAGTCCGGGATTTCCGAATCGGGTTCGTCACGTACTTCTGTGACTGTCGCCCCGCTGTACGCGGGGAACGATACGAGCGAGATCTC